TGTTACCCAAGCGAGATAAATATTACGAAGGGAAAACGAGATTTTAGAATACCTCGAAAATAAAAAATTTCCCAGGTAAAAAACCGCCCACAAAGTCGAGTCATGAAACACAAAGTAACTTACAGGACGCCTAACGGCGTATTACAGGAAACAATGTTTGATCAATTTGATGAATTTTGTGATAACATGGAGAATGTAGCAACAGAGTATTACCAGGGGTTGAAAGATCCTGGTGATGTAAACATTGAGTCAGTATTAGATGATGGATCAACCAGAGCAGAGAAAGTTTCATTCGATGGAAGAACTGAATAACTATCTGAGCAAGATGAAGTTGATGTATAAGCCTCCTGGTGGGGAATATATGTTAGTGACAGATTATCTGAATGAAGTAGAGGAAAGGTTAAGGAGGTTAGAGGATGGCACAGTTAGTAATACCAGCAACGGTTGACACACAGTCTATCGATGGTAATTGTACGTATCCTCCTAAGGCACTAGGAGGGTCTCCAGTCGTCTCTCCGAACATTACGATAGGTGGACAACAAGTACAGTTTTATACGTCTGCTACAGTCCCTGCTACGGTAGAGGGTATTAAGATTAATCCTCTCATTCCTGCTCCATGTATTCCAGGTGTGAGGGTGATTGTACCATCTAATAATACGACTGTATTTTTCAACAATCAATTGCCAGCAGTGGTAGGAGATAAAGCACAGATGGTTGGTACTGACAGACCATTAATTGGTCCATACGGTTTAAGCACTGTCTTGATTGGCAGTTCATCATGAATATGGTATAATACAGAGGTAATTTCAGGATTATTATGGCAAGAGCAAAAGTCGGACTGAACGGTCAGAAAACTATCGAAGCAATTCCCAAGAAATCCCGACAGGGGAATGGGAAGCACACGAAGTATGCTGCTTCTAGCAGAAATAACAAAAAGAAAATGTATCGTGGACAAGGTAAGTAGAGTTAAGGAATGGATTAAATATATTTCTGAGCAGCGTGGGGATCTAGGTGGTCATGCCATATGTCCCTACGCTTTTTCTGCGTCTGTTCATATAGAGGAGCGTGCCTTACGGCGTGTGACTCTGAGTTCATTACCAAATGCGGACGTAATAATCTACATTTTGGAGGACGATATCTCTGAATGCGCTCTGATGCAGCGGGTCGCGGAAATTAATATGAGTCAAAGCGTGTGGTATGCGCTTGATGATCATATGGATGACGCAACTCATATTAATGGAGTGCAAAGTAACTTTAATGAAGGAAACTTGCTACTCATTCAAAATCGTGATAAATTAGAGAAGGCAAGAGAACAATTACACAAGACTGATTATTATAAACATTGGTCACCAACACTTTATAGGAGAATTATCAATGGCAAATAGTCCAACAGACCTTGGCGAGAAGTTTATAAAATCAGGAATGACACTGATCACTCAACCTTCTAGCGATTATTGGTTGAAGAAGTCTGAAAAATTGAAAGAAGAAAGAAAGAGACTAGATAATTTGATGGGCTGCTAAATAGATAAGATACACTCTACTATTCGTGTGGCAAAGTTTCAAACCTTCAAGGATTTGAATGTAACGTTCAAACCACATCCTGTAACAGGTGACTTAATTGTCAAGAAGGATGATGCTGCAATTAAACAAGCAGTCGTCAATTTGCTGCTTACTACAAAGGGCGAGAGACCATTTCAACCAGATCTAGGGTCTAATCTTCGTAATTTACTATTTGAGACTCTAGATGTGGCGACTGCTGCTGAAATTGGCGATGACATTCGTCAGACTCTAGATCAGTTTGAACCAAGAATCACGGTCACTGGTCTAGAGGTTGATGCTAATTTTGATGACAATGGATTTGACGTTGCTTTAGAATTTGAAATTATTGGTAGAGAAGACTTTCCTGTCGCCATAGAATTCTTCCTAGAGAGAACTCGATAATGCCATACGTTCAACTATCAAACCTAGACTTTGCAGATATCAAGACTGCTCTCAAGGAATACTTGAGATCGCAGGGAGAGTTTACTGATTTTGATTTTGAAGGTTCTGTATGGTCGAACCTTCTCGACGTATTGGCATATAACACGTATTACACAGCGTTCAATACCAATATGGTAGTGAACGAGACATTCCTTGATTCGGCAACGCTCAGGGACAATGTGGTGGCACTGGCGAAGCAATTGGGTTACACTCCCAAGTCAGCAACATCACCAAAGGCAGCTTTGTCTTTTAGAGTAACATTTCCAAACACTGCACCAAATGAAATTGTTCTAAGAAAGGGAACAGGTTTCAACTCTACATTTGATGGTAACGTATACAATTTTGCAGTTGTTGAGGACATTAAGGTTCCTGTTATTAATAACATCGGAACTTTTGATAGCATCAATATTTACGAAGGAAACTTCATCACTGACACCTACACGGTTAATGCAGCACGATCAAACCGTTTTGTAATCAAGAACCCCAATGCAGACATTTCGTCTCTTAGAGTCCGTATTTTTGCATCTGCACAGAGCACTTTTGGCGAGATATATGCAAGAGCAGATAGTATCCTAGACATTACGAGTGAGTCAAGTGTTTTCTATGTTGAGGAAACCGAAGATGAGCAGTATGAAGTATTCTTTGGTGATGGTGTCCTAGGTAGACAACTAGAGTCTGGTAACCAAGTAGAAATTACATATCTGTCAACGAATGGTCCTGATGCTAACGGAGCAAGAGCATTTACCTTTAATGGCGTCATAGAAACCCCTGCAGGCAATTCTAACCTAAACTACACTGTTGACTACTCTGCTGCTACAGACCTCGTAGAGGCGGCAGTAGGGGGCGCAGAGATCGAATCTGTTTCTAAGATCAAGTTCAATGCTCCTAAGTTCTATGGAACACAGAACAGAGCAGTCACAGCACAAGACTATGCAGCAATTGTAAGAGAGATCTATCCTGCTATTGCTGATATCATTACATTTGGTGGTGAAGAGGATGATCCCCCTGAGTATGGTAAGGTCAAGATTGTTGTCAAACCATCTACCGCACGTAGATTGAGTTCTGTAACTAAAAAAGATATTGTAGATAAATTGAAACCATACATGGTGGCATCTATCACTCCTGATGTCATTGATGCTTCTATTTTGTATGTTGAACTAAAGTCCAATATTTACTATTCTAAAGAAAAGACTAATCAGACTAGAGATGAGATTAAATCTAAGGTTCTTGGTGGTCTAGAGGCATATATTGAGTCTTCTGACACAGAGAAGTTTAACGGCAAGTTTAGATTCTCTAAGTTTGTTGGTGTGATTGATGATGCTGATCGTAGTATTAACAGTAATCTCACCACTGTCAAAATGAGAAAGGATTTCTATCCTCAGATCAATAGTAAGTTCTTTTACGAACTATGTTTCCAAAATGCTTTCGATAATACTTGTGATGAGGATGTAATTGTCCAGTCAACAGGTTTCAAAGTAAGTGAATATCCTCTCTGGACAGTCTATCTCGAAGATCGCTCTGGCAAAATCGTCCTATATAGAATAGACTCTATCTCAGGTGAGAAAATCGTTTTAAACGACTCTGTTGGAACGGTTGACTATATCAAGGGAGAGATCAAACTTTATGATTTAACAGTTATTGAAGGTAGTTTCTTTGATAATAGAATCGAAGTTAGAACTATCCCTTTAAGTAATGATATTAGTGCGTCGAGAGAAGTTTATCTCGATGTTGATATTCCAAAGAGTTCATTCACGATTTACACAGAGTAAGCTTAAATGGCAGAGACTAGGAGAATATCTACTCTAATCGAGAGTCAACTACCTGAGTTCATTTCTTCTGACTACGAAAATTTTTCTAAAATTGTAGAGAAATATTACGAGCAGTTAGAACTTAGGGGTCAACCTCTCGACGTGATTCAGAATATCACGAAATATCGTGATATCGATTTTTATGAGAAAAGTCTTCTAGCACAAGGCACAGAACTAGCAGTAGCAGTATCTGCGAGTGATACTACTATTGAATTGATTGATGCATCTTCTTTCCCTGTGGAAAATGGTTACATCAAGATTAACGATGAGATCTTGTTTTACAAAGAGAGAAACGGTAACACTCTCAGTGATGTCTCTCGTGGCGTCAGTGGCAATACAAAACTAGGTGACCTATACGAAGCAAGCAACTTCGTAACAACGCTTGCTGTGGGTCACAACTCAGGTGTTGCAGTTCAGAACATCAGCAACCTGTTCTTGTATGCTATTGTCAAGAACTTTGAGTCTGACTACCTTGCATCCTTCCCAGAAAAATATCTGAATGAGAAGGTAGACAAGCGAACTCTAATCAAGAATATTACTAGTTTCTATCGTGCGAAAGGCACTGATAGGTCAATCAAGTTTATTTTTAACACTCTGGTAGGAAATGACACTCCAGAGGTTGTAAGACCAAAAGATTTTACTGTAAAAGCATCCACATCCGATTGGATCACCTCTTACTCATTGAAAGTAAAAGTTCTATCGGGTAATGTAACTGATCTCATTGGAGAAGAGATTGTTCAAGGCGTAGACTCATTTAATCCTAATGCAGGTTTTGCATCTGCTATTGTAGACAATGTTTTCGGTGCTGGCACAGTTGATGGAGAGCAACTATATGAAATTGCTCTAGATACATCTTCGATTAACAATACATTCAAGATTGCATCTAAAACTGAGTTAACAGCAGACTTTGATAATGGTCTTACTGTTGGAGATCGTATCAATGTGTTTTCCACAGAAGGATTTTCTTCTACAGGCAGATTCGTAATCCGTGGAGAAGAATTTGAGTATAGTGATAAAAGTGTTACTCAGTTTCTAGTCAGCGACAGAGAAAGCAATATTGTTTATGCTACTGGAGAATCTGTTTACAGTTTTTCCACAGTTACCTCTGGAAATGTCAAACTTCTAGTCCTTGGTGTCCTTTACAACTTGAGCACTGATGCTCCTGTTCCTTATTCTGAGGAAGGAGATCGTATTCAGGTATCTGGTGCAGGTTTTGAGACCAGAGATCCTATTATTATGACTCCACAGAATACCATCCGTTGGATTCTGAGTCAAGAGAATGCTGAAGCAGCAAATCCTACTATTCAGTCTCAGATTGGAGATTTGCCTGGTGATGTTGCTGCTGTATACGAAGATAGCAACTATTACTACATCTGTTCGTCTTCTTTCCCAACTAGACCTATTCTTCTTGCAAATACTCAGCAGACACTGCAAGATCAGAAGACGATGAGATTGATTCGTAAGAATCCTCAAGTTATTACTGAATCGTATAAAACAACACAAAGAGATGTTGGCATCTTGGTTGATGGAACTCTTGCTTTCAGTTATAGAGATTTTGATCAAGTCAAATTTGGTCCTATCACCAAGTTCAGTATTTCACAAAAAGGTGCTGGATTCCAAGATCCTCCTAATGTTCTGATTAATAATGTCCCAGGAAGAGCAAGATCTTTCTTGGCAGGTGAGGTTGTTGACAGTATTGAACTTCTCGATCAGACTGTATACACTGTTCCACCAACTGTAACTATTACTTCTGGTAGAAACGGAAAAGCATCTGCTACTGTTACTTTCGGTAGAATTACAAGTATTCAAGTAATTGATGCTGGTGAATACTACACCACACCACCTACAGTAAGAATTATCGATCGTCTTGGCAGAGGTCGTTTTGCAGAATACAATACTGTTTTAGAAAATGGTAAAATTGTTGACTTTGAGCAAGTAGACGAAGGTAAGTTCTACTCCAAAGGAAATGTGTTAGTCGATATTCTTCCTGTTGGTGATGGAGCAGCAGTAACATCTGATATCGTTACATACACCAAAGATCGCTACAAGAAACTACAGTCTGAGTTAGACTCGTCTAATGGTTATGCATTTCAGAACTACAACCCTACTAAAGGGTATGGTTATGGTATTGTTGCCAATCCTTCTAATCTCAGAACTGATCTGAATGATGATGGAACTTCACACTCTCCTATTTTGGGATTTGCTTATGATGGCAATCCAATTTATGGTCCTTATGGTTATGAGAACCCTCTAGATGCTAGCAGTGCTGTCAGCAGACTGTCATCATCGTATTATCTGAAGAGCAACAGACTAGGTGGTCCAAATCCATCTGAGTTCCCACTTGGAACTTTTATTGAAGATTACGAGTGGAGACCTAGCACTCAGACTGGTAAATTAGAATTAGACGAAAATAATGGAAGATTCTGTGCAACACCAGAATATCCAGCAGGAGTCTATGCATACTTTATTACTATCGATATTAATGGTAATCCTGCATTCCCATATATCCTAGGATCAAATTATTATTCATTACCTGTTGATTCTAACTATAATGCAGATCTATCTCAGGATGATTTACCAAAGTATGCCAAGAGACTAAAAACTCCAGGAATGCCTAGCAATGGTGGTAATACTATTCTGAAGATCAACAAAACCACTAGTGGTAGTATTTCTACATTGAATGTAGAGGATTCTCCAGCATCATTCAAAGTTGGTAATAGATTCATTGTTAATGACACTGGAACCGAAGGATCTGGCGCAGCTGCGATTGTCGCAGAGGTTACTGGTAAGACTATTACATCACTCAAATCAAATGATCTAGATCCTACTAATACTCTAGCAGTCTCTTATATTGAGACTATTACCCCTTGCTATCTGTTTGAAGGAGATATTGTTACTCAAGAAGATAGCAACTACACTGGTAGGGTTGTCGGAGACATTTCTAATAGAAATGAGTTTGTTCTTGAGAATGTATCAGGAACATATCAGTCTGACAAAAATCTAAACTCCTCTAGCAACATTATCAGCATTATCTTGTCTGGTAATGGATCGTTTAGTGCAGAAGCAACACTACTCTTAACAGATGGCGATGATGATATCATTGCTAGAGGTAGAATTCTTGAGTCTGTATCAAACCAAAACTCTATTAGAGTCGAAGTGACTGAAGGAGAGTTTGTTGTTCCTGAAAGTGCTACTAGGAACTATTTTCTCCAGAGCACAGTTCTTGGAGACACCGTAGGTCTAGAAGTTGTTATCTACAACGAATTAAGTAAGAACATCGAAGCATTTGTTGTAGATAACAACTATGCTTTGGTATCTACATCCGAACCACACAATGTTGGTGTTGGTAGTGCTGTAAATATGGATCTTATTCCTAGTGAAGCAGATACTACAACAACGTATTATGTAAGAAAGAGATTCTACCAACAGATTACACTGAGATCACCTTCTTTCACTACAGTTATGACTGATAGTGGTGTTGGTAAGTCAGAAGTTCTTAATGGTGGTATAGCATATCAAGCAGGAACATATGAAGATGTTGAACTTATCTTTTTCGATCAAAGCAAAGTAAGAACTGATATTGGATCTGTTGGAGATCCTGATAATGCGAGAGCAACTATTGTTGTTAGTGACTACAATAATACTGGATATGGAAGTGTCAGTATAGTTACTATCACAACTAAAGGACAGAACTACATTAAGGGTGACATCCTATCAGTTGCTGATGCATCTCTCAATAGACTAGATTCTACCAATTCAACCCAAAGGTTGGCATTGGAAGTTGATCATGTTGGTTTTTCTTTAACTAACACTGTATTACAACTAAGAACTATTCAGAAACTGTCTGAGAATGACTATCTGCAAATTAATAGTGAGATTGTAAAAGTCACATCTATTGACAATAACACAAGAATTGCTACTGTTCAAAGGGGACAGTTTGATACTGTTGTTACCAATCACTTTGATAATACTACAGTAAGACTGTATAATGGCATCTACAGATTCCAAGAAGACTCAAGACCTCTTGGCGATGGTGTCAATGATCCATATATCATTGATTATGATGCAACCACTCAAAAAGTAACTCTAGCATACAACTATGGTGCTCCCTCTCCTAGAGAAGTTACTAACAGTAGTATTTTCCAGGATGATAGTTCTCCTAGAAAGTCTATCAATATTTCTTCATCTGCTCCTGGTCAGAACAACTTGGAGTTCTCTAAGGATGTCAATTTTGCAACGTATGGTAGAAACACTGACATTCGTATTCAGAAATACTATCGTTATTTGTTTGACACCAGTCATGTTTCTATGAATGGTGTGTTCCTTGATTTCTCTGCTAGCAGAACTGGAACTATCTTCACTGAAGAAAAAGAAGTAAGTGGCATTCAACCAGGAAACGCTGGTTCATTTGTTGCTATAACATTAGGTTTTGGTCCTAAGATTGCTGGTCTCGATCAACAGAGGTTCCCAGTTAACTTTGACACGTATTACTACTTTATTAAGGCGTCTAGTGACGTTAATACAGACAATGCTTCATTGAAAGTCATTGATGATCCTTTGACTGGACCTAAGACAGTTAAGTTCACAACATCTACGAAGTTTGCATATCAGTTGCCTGACGTTCCTGATTATCAAGGAACTGGCACTATCACATATACTACATCTTCACCTTTCGCTGAAGGTAAGATTAATAAGACCACAATCAATAACCTTGGAGCAGGATATAAGAGATCTCCTATTATTGAGGGTTGTCTTGTAACTGATAACAACGAACCACTACTGACTGTGGAGTGGGATTCTATCACTCAGTCAATTAAAGGTATCCAAATTAATAATGGTGGTAAGAACTACATCAATCCTAAAGCAGTTGTTACCAATGGAGATGGTGTTGGTGCTCACTTTAATGTAGTAAGTGATCAAGGAAGAATTACTAGAATTGACATATTGTCAGGTGGTAGTGGTTATACTTTTACTCCTACTGTATCTGTATATGAAGGTGCTATTGATGCATTCTTTGAATCTGAGAGCATTGGTCTACCACAAGATATTAGCATCATCAGTAATGGTGGTTCTTTCCACAATGATGCGACTATTGAGTCTACTTATAGATCAAACTACGCTATCATTTACAAAGGAGATGCTAAGTTCTTCAAGGGAGAGCGAGTAGAGCAGCGTGTTGGTTCTTCACTAATCTTCAGTGGTTATGTTTCTGACAAAGGTTGGAGAACAGGATCAAATATTCTTAGACTTAGCAAAGTAAGTGGCGTTGTAGACACCACCCTAAATCTTTATTCTGCAATGGATCCTAGTAGATCTATTGAAGTATCTGATGTTCTGTTTACTGAGTTTGATTCTGATATCAGAACTTATTTTGACAACCTTGGTAGATATGCATCCGACAAAGGTAAAGTTGGCAGTAGATATCAAAAGGTAACTGATTCTTATTATTACCAAGACTTCTCATATGTCATTCAGTCTAGAACTGCTATTGATGTATGGAGAGATCTAATCAAGCAGACTACACACCCTGCAGGTTTTCAACTGTTTGGTGAAGTTCTAATTGATTCTGAACAGGAAGCAACAATGCCGACTGATCAGACTCCTACTACATCTATCAGTTATATTGAACTTGCTCCTAAGACAGTAACTGTAGAGAGGAAGAGCACAAGGATTACAAATTCTTTTGTAACAGTAGCAGATACAAACTTGATTAGAGGTCAAGGTTCTATCTCTATTGATGAGTATGATACTGAAGGAATTATTTCTAGAGAACTGACTATCCTAGAACCTTTTACTGGTCGCTATGCAAGCAAGGAAGATTATGTAGGTTCTATCAGATCAATCACTAAAGCAGCTGATAATACGTTTGTTTCTACTTCTTTTGGTGGTGGTGTAACTGTTCCATCTGGTGCTTATGCTCACTGGATTAAATTTAAACTGGTAAGCAATAGCAACAACCAACCTGCTGTTGGTCCTTTTGTTGGTGCTGGATCTTCTACCCAAGCTTGGGATACTAGTGATAATTACACTCTTCTTCCTAATGATGAGTATGTAACTACTGGGTCAGGTATCTTTGATCTGACCAAGATCATTCGTATGGATATTGGTTACCTATTCTCATTTGGTGAATTTACTTCTAATCCATCCAGTGATGACTATGAGTTTGGTGGATTGGTTCAGTCTACTGAATCAGATTTTTCTAATATTGCATATGAGTTTGAGGTTGGTGATGAGATCACTCTTTATGAAAATGCAGCATCTTATATTACTGTTGAAATTCTCGAAGTTAAATCTCCTGCATATGATGTAGTTGAAGGTGTTATTGGTAATGGCAACATTCTCGGTAGAAAAACATTTACTCTTGTAGATAAAGCAAACTATCTTGCATACTCCCCATACAATGAGCAAGAATTGTTCCTTACTATAAATGGAATTGCACAGGAACCTGGCAAATCATTTAAAGTATCTGGTTCACAGATAACATTTAGTGAACCTCCTCTTGGTCCTCTCTTTCCACAAACAGGAGAGAACTTAGATGATACTTACGAGACTGAACCTGCATCACTAATCTGTAAAGCATTTAAGTTCAAAGAAGATACTTTCAACTCTCGCTATTTAAGAAAACTTAAGGATATCTCTCCTAATTTTGATGGAATTGCAAATCAGTTTGATTTATATTGGGAAGATGGAACTGTTGTAAAAGCAGATCCTGGTGAAAAATTCCTCATCTTTGTCAATGGCATTCTGCAAGAAGCAAAAGAGTCTGAAGAAGCACCATTGGGTAATGCATATTATATTTTAAGAAGAAATGGATCCCAAGCAGATGCGATTGTATTTGCAGAACCCCCTAGAAACTTTGCAGACGATATTGATCCTGTTCCAGTTCAACTGGATCAAAGAGAGACTTTCTTTGGATATGGAGTCGGTAGTTACGATAGATTCAAGATTGATGATCGTTTGATTCCATATAGAGGAACAGGTCCTTATCTAATCTTCGGTGAAGTTGATGGTAGAGTTAAGAACATCACTGATGGCAGATTTGTCTTGGTGTTTGTTGATGGAGTTCTGCAAAATCCAGACTCTTATACAATCAATGGTCCAAATATCACATTCACATCAAATCTTACTCGTTATATTCCTGAAACTGGCGAAGCAGTTCAGAACAATGTAAGATTGATTTCTCTATATGGTAGAGATGTTCCCAAGACTCTATCATTCTATGATTATGATCGTGTTGGTCTTACTAATGAGATTATTGTTAGATGTCAGCGAGTTATCGATACATCTGCTGGAAATGAAGAATATAATGACTTCCAGAGTAGATTGTATAGTTTCGATCCATCTACTCCTAAGAATTTGTTTACCATCACTTCAGATGGAACTAGAAAACTATTAGGAAAGATTTCTCTAATAAGATTTGATTTACTTGCGGATGGAACTGCAAATGGATCTTCAAAAATTGGTGTAACACCAGTTGACTTTACATTTACAGTTTTGAATGCATCTAACATTGATTTTACTGAGTTGTCATATGATCCAACACAGAACGTTGCTGATGACACTAGAGTTTCTGCACTTTATGTTTCCAATAAATCAGATTTCTCGGATGCAATTTCTTTTAACAAGATCAACAATGTTTTCTCAATTGATATTTCATATCCAGTAGATGATGAAGGTAAGCGTTTGCTTGCTAGAGATCTTCCTGCATGGTTGAGAGGTTCTGAGAATGGAAACTCAGTATATGATCTAAGAAATAATACTGAATTAGAAATTATTGCTGGAGATGAAATCCTAGTTGATGGTGAGAATGAATTTAGAACAATTGAGTATGTTCCTGGCAAAGCAAATCTAAGAAACTTTGGATTAGGTCAGACTGCTAAGTATGAGCACTACTCTAAAGTCGATGTAAGTAATTACAATGGTATTGTTAGAGGAGAGGGTCTTAGCGTAACCAGTCAAATTGATGGAACTGGTCGTGTTGTTTCTCTTGGATTTAATGATCTTGAGTGGAACAAGAGGGATCTTGCTCTATTCTTCAATACTGGTATTCTATTACAACCAACAGCATATCAATACTTTGTTCCACCACAACTTAAGTTTGTTCCTGTTGATGGAAACGGTGGTGGCGCTAGAGCGGAAGTTCTTACAAAGGACGGACAAGTTCTAGATGTTGTATTAACTAATAGTGGTTTTGGTTATACCCAACCACCTAAAGTAGTTGTCACTAGAGGATATGTCGTTAAGAGAAATGCTCGTAGAGTAATTAATTCTCAAACTATAATTAGTGTCAACTCAGAAGTTGCAGGCGGTGGTGCTCTATCTGTTGTTCAAACAGAAGTTTTGCTATTTGGTGAAGGTGCTGTTTCTAGTGTTCTTTCTATTATTGCACTTGGTGGTCTTGCTGGCGACCAAGTTGATTCTGATTCTGTCTTTGTCACAGGACTCCATACTACTGCTCGTGAAGCAGGAACAGAACTTAGGAAAGCAGAATTCTGTCAGTATACCAAGAGAGAAGCATCTAGCGCAGTCGATCAAGTAGCATCAGAACTTAATATCAATGAACTTACTATTACGGTAACTCTTGATTCACCAACTGCTGTTATTACAGATATCTCTCCTGAAATGGGTGTGGATGTAATTACATCGACATTACATAAGCAAATCAATGCTCCTATTGTTTATGCTGCTCAGGATACCTACAGTGTAACAGGTGCATTCCTCGATGCTCCTCTGTCTCCAACAGGAACAACTGCATATATTGGAAATACAAGTCTGTTCCCATCGCAAGGCAAATTGCAGATCGGAAAAGAGATTGTTGCTTACAATTCTACTCTTGGAGACAGATTCCTTGACCTCACTAGAGGTATCGAAGGATCTACGGCACAGGCACATAATGCTGGTCAGTATCTTAGAACTCTACCTGAATTTGTTACTGTCCTGCCTGTTGGACCTGCAACTATCCTTATTACTGAGTCCGAAGTCAGAATGTCTTCCGCTCAGTTGGTTGAACTTAAGTCACAAGTTATCAGTGAGCAGGAGATCAAACAGTCTGATGATCGCTACATCGAGATTGAGAACGAGTTCCAGATTATTACACCTGATGTCACTCCAATTGTCGAAGTCGGAATTAGGAGTATTGTTGCTCCTGCTCAAGAAACCGTTGCTATCTCACCAGAGACCATCATCGTTGTTACTAATACAGTAACACATGATACTGAAGTTAGAATGTTGGATGATCGTTTCATCCAGTCTACCAGAAATCTTGATCTTGACCTATACTTTGATTATGACATTACTAAGCAGATTACAATCATTCCTCCAACAACTGTCGTAAGTGCAGAGCAAATTGCTGGAAGTGTTAGTAAGATTACGCAAATTAATGCTAGTGTAGAATCCATCAGTAGTGACATTGTTACTATTGCCTCTACGACTACGATCTCGGAGATTGACGTTCAGATCAATATCGAACTGGGTCTCCAGACTCAGACTGAGATTACTAAGTTTGAAGGATTCAGAACAGTATCCGCAATCTCTAGTGTATCTGGAAACGTCACCACAGAACTCTACGCTGCGGCACAACCTGCTAAAGCATCTATGAATGCTCTGTTGACTAATACAATCTCCAGAGTAATTGTAACTCCAGATAGTGTCTCTGCTCTAGTTGACTTCCCGAGGGGTGCTGATGGTGGTATTCTTGGTGGTCAGTCTGAAGATGGACCTAAGCAGATTCAACAGCAACTGGATCTTTCTATCGTCGCTACTCTCACGACGATTGAATCTATAGCAATTACTGCTGGACCATCTATCACATCTACATATACTGTGAGAGCACATCTCCCACAGCATGAAGGACGTGAAAAACCCGCTGACGTTATGCTACAAAGAGAGATGGGTGTCCTTGATTACTACACTGAACTTGTCGTTCTGGAAACATCAATTAGAACTAGAAACTAATGGCAGAATTACAACTAGCAGCAGGATTTAGAACTGTCCTAAAGAGAGATGGCAACACCGTTGATGTCACTAACTTTGGGCAGAGAATCCCTGATGGATTTTCATCATTTACTAGTGGTGCTGTTACATACACACTACGAGATTTTGAGTTTATTAAATTTGAAGGTGACCATGTTATTGAAGACATCCAAAGAGCATTTCCGCAACTTGCTATTAGAGATTTTGAATTGAGACCACAGTCTACCTTCACTCTATCAGGTGATAAGTTCAATGCTGGTCCTTCGGGAATGTTTATGGGTGTCACCGCAGCAGTTGGAAACCAAACTATATCAGTAGATGCGGAAAATCCTTCTATTATTAATGCAGTTACTACATCAAATTTTGAGAACAGTGGTCATATCTTTACTGCCGCGAGGCAATTGATTGAATATACGGAGAAAACTGCTACCACATTTACGGGATACGTAAAAAATGGTCCGACTACTCTAAATAATAACGATGACATGATTCAATTTTCTGGTCCCGAATGATCTGAAAATGAATAGCATATAAATAAATCAGATATTAAAACGTCCCAGAGAAAACAACAATGGCTGCAATCATCTCAGATAAGTTTAGAATCTTTAATGCTAAACAGTTTTTGGAGTCTCTTAGTGAGCCCAGTGGTGGTCCAGAAGATAGTCCTGAAAAGACAAGAATGTATTTCTTTGTTGGTCGCCCCCAACGCTGGGATGCTTTCCTTGAAATCTATTCACAGAACGCTGTCGCTTTCGCAGAAAATCAGTTTGTCTATGTTGCATCTGATACTAACGGAAGTTACACTTTTGCAAACTCCCCTTTTAAAGCTTCAATCGAGGAGGTATATGACAATTCACTGATCCTAAGTGATGTCACTCCTTCCGTAAACGCAACTCCACTGCCTAATGCAGTTCTTGAAGGTTGGAACGGATCAGCAGATACTGGCGCTGAAGCACGCGCAGGTGTCTACCGTTACGCAACAGAAGACACCCCTCCTACTCCTCTGGACAACCAGATCGAGAAGTTCAGCGTCTATGACGAAATTATCGCTGCTAAGCGTATTACGGATCAGTTCGCTCGTGCTGTTATCACTCGTT